GAGTACGCGGGCACATGCCCGTTTTCACGGGCAATTACTATCAATGAAAAATATTGAAAATATCATTGAATAGAGTTGGGATGTCACTAACATCCTTGGTAGAGTAATGATAGCTACCATACTTAGAGCAGAAAGCCTCTAGCTCCTTCTTATAGGCAGACTGGGCTTCGTTCATAGCCTTACGCGCGGCTTCAACCTTGTCCGCGGCAGCCTTGCGTTCAGCCGCAATACGCTTCTTTTCATACTCTTCCTTTTCCTGCTTGGCGATTACTTCACGCTCAGCAGCTAGACAATCATTAGCATTGTCATAAAACTTCTTAGTTACATCACTGTAGTACTTCATATAAGTTCCTCTCCTTATAAATTTTATTATATCAGGTAGGAGTTCCTTTCCTCCTCCTGATATAATAATTATAGCATAGTTTTCATTTAGAGTCAAATAATTAATTAGATAAATTACCAATTTGATTTTGTAAATTACTTAATATATTTTTAAGAGATTGATAATATTGAATATAAATATCTGGTAAAATTGTTCCTAATGTAGATACTCTACCTTCGGCAGTAGGCATTACAATAGATTTTAATGCCGTAAGTTGAGATTCAGTAAGATTTATTTCAATTGGATCAGCAAGTATATATTTAACTATTGTGGGATGAGTTGTAAACCATGCTTGAAATTCTTCTTTAGTAGTTGCTTGTACAGAATTTCCAAAACATATATGACATAAACCATCTTTATCAACACTTACCCCAGGATGTCCTCCATATGTTCCACTACCAGAAGTAGCGATATTTCCTAAAAGACGATTACACAATATTGGTTTTATTGTATCACTGCGACCATTTGTAAGAGCAGTATAGCTTTGACTAATGTTTAATCGTTTTATATTATCGTTAGTTGTTTGTACAACTGTATAATTATTAAAAGTTCCATCAAGTGTAACAGTTCTAATACATTGAACAAGTTTTTTCCTTTTAAAATCAATAAAATCAGAAGCATAATTTTCAAAAAGATTATTATTATTAAAGTATTCTGTATTATCACATTGTATACCTGATAAACTATTAGTTATAGGAATATTAATAGTGGTATTTTCATAAGGCATAAACTTTACATTACTTGATGCTTCACTTACTTTCATCATCATTGGATAGACTACACAATTATATGTTGTACCTACAGAAACATCACCAGTCATACGAAGACGAAGATAATTGCGTTTTATAGTATTATCTATTTCTTGTTGTTTATTTTCATCATTACCATTAGTCGTAAATAGAGACTTTAATTCTCCAGAGTCTGAGGTACTATAATACATTTGAATTAAAAGATTCCCAAACCCTTGCCCACTTCCAAATAAAGCAAATCTATATTCTCCTGGAGGAACATTAAGTATGCAATTATTATCTACATAATTTTTATGAAATGGGTATCCGGCTACGCCCTGTCCTGTACTACCACCTGCTACAAATCCAGCAATATGAAGTCCACCATCGGGTAATGGGGTAACACGTACATAAGTATTTGTAGAAGAAGGATTTATAATTACTTCACCGTTTTCGTATTGGAGTAAATTTTTAGAACGAACATTTATTTTAATTGCACCTTCGTCACCAACATTAGTAATTTCTTGTGGACTATAGGGCGATGGTATTCCACCAACATAAGGTTCAAATGATGTGTCACTTTCGCTACTTAATGTCAACATAGGATAAATTGTACAGTCATAAGTTTTGTTGGGGGCAATCATTAATGATACGTAAGAAACTGTTCTGGTATAATCAACTGTGATAGGATTACTGCTAGGTAATTCCATTACCATTCCACCATCCCTTCCACTTATTAGAGTTAATCCTAATTGTAAATTTTCAAACCCTGTGCCATTACCAGTTAATAATAAATTATATTTACCTTCAGGAACATTTAAAATTGAATGATTATTATGAAACCTATAACTAATAGAACTTGTACTTGTGCCTACTATATGTAAACCACCATTATTTTCAACACTAATTGTTACACCAGATTCAGTTTGGGGAAGTGGTGATTCGTATGGCAATAAATTTTTGCCAATATTTTGTATAGATTTACCAAAAATCATCATATCACGTGGTGGTAATGGTAAAGAGTTATCTGTGTAAAAACTTGTTGTAGTTACTGTAGCACCCTTATTACCAACTCTAGAGCCAACATTATCATAAGGATATTCATAATTATACATTGTTCCATCATCTACTGGACTATTATAGATTCCACCATTTATCCATTCACCATTATCATAATAATACCAGTGTCCACTTTCATATCCGCTTTCATTACCAACATATATATACACTTTTTTAGTATCTTGCATATCATTGATAGAATAAGCAGTAGTTGGGGCACCATATAAATTTTTAATAATAGCTATTGTATTATTTAATTGGTCTTGTTTAAAATCTATATCACTTATTAAAGCATTTATTTGTGATAGTTTAGTGTTAACATCTCCAGTAATTTCAGATGTATCCAACAATTTTTGCCATTTTTCATTATTCATGTTCGGAGCTGATTCACCTGGATTAATATCTTGAACAGAAATATATACACTTCCATTAGAAGTAACTACATCTAATTGTTGATAACTATCACTAGAATTCCATTCTCCTTTTGGAGTCATTGCGATTTTACCTAGAGGTTGATATGCCATATATTATACCTCCTTCCATCCAGCGGGATAGGTTGATGGTGACCAAATATTATTTGCAATAACACACTCATAAACTTTGCCTTCAAACATTACTTTGTCACCAATTTGATAGGCATTTGTACTATCTGGTTGTTCCCATTCTGGAATTACTTCTGGATCTGGAATTAAAACTTTTGCCCAAAGACTTGGAGCCGCGATTGGGCTCCAAGTTGGTTGAGCAATATGATCTTGTAAACACCTATAAAGCACATTTTGTAAACGAACTTTATCGCCTACTTTATATTCAGCGCTGTCGTTCCAGCGTGGAAATAATTGAACTGCTTCTAAAGCATCTTCGTCATTAAGGCTTAAAGCAGCCTTCTCAATGAAAGGGCGGAGTTTAACCGCTAAATCAACTAAAGTTCCCATTTACTCCACCCCCAATAGTATTTTAGCCGCTTGAAGTTCTTCTTGTAGTGCTTCAATATCTTGTTGATTTTGAGAAAGCAAAGCAAAATATTCATCTTTATCATATTCAGTAAGTGTATATTGATAGCAATGTTCTATTGTATCTTCTACTTCACGTTCAACTTCTTGAATATTTGTAGCAAGAAAAACTTTAGTTTCTGTAATTTCTATAGATTCGGGTCTAATAAAAGAATAAGTAGGATTATAAATCTTCATTTTTATCACCTACCATTTGTTAATTGCCATAAATTATAGCTATTAGTTTCAATTGTAGAACCTGCGGTTGGAATATACATAATACGAGCAGAATCACTACGATAATGATAATTATCTAAAGCAATATTAAAGCCATAATAGAATAAACCACTATTATCTTGAGAATTACATAATCCTCCAGCAAGACCGCTCATAACTCCTGCCGCTGTAGTGGAATGAACATAATCTCCAACAGGTAAAGCATTTGTAGCTGTGCCACCTATTTCTATTGGTAAATATACCCAATCAAAAAATTCGTCATATCCAAAAGCGTTTATCCAACCGGTAGTAGACGGCACAACAAAATCTATATTATCATCATAATAAGAAACAACGCCTTGTTCAAATTTTACTCCGCCAATAAAACGCCAGATATTTCCATAAGGATTTTCAACTCCACGATAAGAAATAGCGCATTTACCGCTTGTATTATAAGTATTTGTAACGCCATTTATAATTTGAATTGTTTCTTCTGCTTGGCCAGAAGTATTACCCAAAGTGTGGGTTGAACCAGAGTTACAAGAAATATTGCTAGAAGAAGATGAAGAAATTTGTGTAATACCAGGATTAAAAGCATTTTGAATATTTAAAGAACCGTATTCAATTGCCATTAGCATTTGATGTAATGATTCAAAGCGTAAATCGGTAATAGACCATCCAACCCCATTATTTTCTGCCATTTGTTCCGCGGCGGCATAAGTAAAGTTTTGTGTTTCGCCGCTAATAGGTTTAGTATTTACAATAGATACTAATTTGTCTGTTTCAAAATTAATATTTTGTGCATCATCTTTTTCAAATTCTCCAGATGCACGTAATGTACCAGATTCATAAGCAGGAAGTAATACATATTTTACTGTTTCATTATCTTGGTCTTTAAAAATAGGATGTATTTTAAATCCTGCATATTTTTTATCTGAAATAAATATTTGTTCTTTATCAATTTTTATACCGTTAGCGGTTTTAGTAGTAGATATGGGCACACGTAAATAATAAACTGGAGGTTGATAAACCATAATGCGTTTATTTTCTACTGCCTCTAAAGTATCGTTATCACTTAAAAAGCGTTCAATACTTCCATCTTCGTTAACTATACAACGCTTGCGGCCGCCTAACATAGTATACACATCAAAATCAGTTCCATTAGTTTTACCTATTGCTCCTTGTAAGCGTTTAAAACTACGATTAACATAATCAATTTCAAGTCCTATAATATCTTCATTATGATATGTGCCACTAATAATTTGCGTTGTAATAATATCTGCTTCAGTTATTGTGCTGGGAGTAATATTACCATTTTCGTCTACTATAACAATAGACCCCTCATCTTCTGCTGAAATATTACCAGAAATATTGCCAGAACCAGAACCTCCACCAGATGGAATATTGTTAATTTTATTTTCTAATTCTGTTTTTTGATTTTGTAAGGCTTGTGTAATAGCCTTTTGAGTCATACTACCATCTTCATTTGAACCAGTAGTAAAGTAATTTTTCATTACTTCGTAAGCCTGTAGGATACCCTTTTTTCGCGTGCGAACTTTTTTAATTTTTGCTGAAGAAGTATTATCATCTATTACATCTACTTCTGAAACTCCATCTGTTTCAATAGAAGACACGGCTTCTTGAACTTTGGATTCAATTGCCGCATCAATATCATTTTCTAATAAATCAAAAGCTTCTGCGGTTTCTTGCGCACGGGTATTAGCTTCCTCCGCGGCATCCAGTGCTTCTTGTGCTTGGTCTATTTTTGCCGCGACTTCATTTGCTTTTGCCATTGCTTCATTTGCTTGGCGAGTTAATCTTTCTGTTTCTCCTGTGAAGGATTTCTTTTTGGCTATAATAATATCTAAAATATCCATAGATAAATCCTCCTTATAC